GTTCCATCTCATAAATATTATATAAAATTTTTATATAGTATATTTTAATGAATATAAACATGGTTTTTGATTATATTGCATTTGCATGTTATTTTTACGTACCAAATAAGGCAAATAAAAAAAAGATTAAACAATTGTTTGAATCTATACCTTATTTTTTACCTGAATCTAAACAAAATGTACTATTTACAATAACGAGGAGTCGTCCAATAGAGTCATTTTATGATAAAACAGAGACGTTAAAATATTATGGATATATGGTGTATAAAGATTACCATATAAGTGAAAATAAACGATACTTAGAATATAACGAATATAATGATAGATTTCTTGCATATTTGTACAAAGATAATCATATTCAAAGAAGATGGGTAAAACATGTTGTTTTTATTAGTGTTGTTATTGTAATAATTTATTTTCTATATAAAAATAAATGAATGTTTCCTTTATTATTATTATAATAACTGCCGGTTTACTATACAATACTTATCACGATAATTTTTTTATCAAATCATTCCAAGTATACCAAAAGTATTATAAAATGGCATTGATTGCACTTTTAGGATTAGGATTTTATTTAATGACAATCCGCAATCCAAGTAAAAGCGTTGATGCAGTCAGTGCTCTGAACCAATATGTTAACGTAATGCCAATAGACAAAAATGCAAAAAGCATGATGGCTCCGTTTTTAAATCAACCAAATCCAGCGATAAATCGTATAATGCAACCAAGTAAAACAAATAAACGAAGTGTCAGCGAAACTAAGAAAAAATTCATTGCTTCTAATCAAAATTGGAAATGTGGTGAATGTAAAGAAATGTTGAAAGCTTGGTTTGAAGTAGATCATATTAAACGATTGGATCAGGGTGGGTCTAATGATATAAATAACTTGGTTGCATTGTGTCGCAACTGCCACGGTAAAAAAACTTCTATGGAGAATATTTAATATAAATAAATTATAATGGATGATAGCATTTTAAATAAATTAAGAAAAACAAAAGATATGCCGCCTACGCAAAATATTACCAGTCTTTTTTTATTATTTCTTTTATTTATTGCTGGTTATTTTGTATTTTTTTTTAATCCAAGTGGCATATTACAAGTTTTGAGAACACCTTTAGTCATAATGTATATATTATTGGTGGTATATGTGGGTTATTTTATTTTCAAAAGATTCAAGGAAAATAATCCAACGGCCGGGTTTCAATTGTTGACGCATACTTTTAGTTTTGGAAAAATGTTACTATTGGTTTTCATCATATTTGGTTCATTTTATTTTTTGTACAAGTTAATTATATCAATCTTATTGAAAGCACTCAATGTATCTCTCCTATTAACAATGGTTATACTAATTATAGTATTGTCTATAATAAATTCATATACAAAAATTGCAGATGACGAAATTCCTAATGAAGCAGTTGATTTTGTAAAGGATCTTATATTTTACATACCTTGTTTACTGTCTGACTTTATAGAATACGCGAAAAAGGATTACAAAAATACACCAAGTACAGTTATCATATTATTTATTATTTTAGTATTGGTTTGTTTAATATATCTAGGTTCATCTTATGTATCATATAACAATCCACTACTATTAATTGACAAACCATCTTATTTAAATAAATCATTAGTTAGTTTAGATTCGGTACAATTAGAAGAGTTAATTATTAAATCACGACCATGGTATGAGCAAGAACTATTAAGATTACAGCGTGCAAAAAAGAGTATGACTGACATATCATTTACTGAAGGGTTTACCAGCGTCATATCAAAAGAAACAATACCTGTCCATATGACTATTTCTGAATATGATAAATATATATTAGCACAAGCAATGCATGGAGATGAATCAATCGCAAATAAATTATTAGATGCTTCTGGTAATGTCAATGATTTCATTAAATTTATTGTAAAACAACAAGAGAGAATAATGGGATGGTATGAAAAATTATTATTATATTTAACATTATACAATTCAAGCAAATTATCTCAAACGATATTAGGCGATATTAACGGAAATAAATATCATTATAGTTTTTCATTTTGGATATATTTATTTTCTGATCATGCAAGTTTTGGAAAGGACAAAATATTGGTATATGGTTCAAGACCTTCCATGTATTATGATCATGCAACAAAAGAATTATCGGTTGAAATTAATCGTAATGGAACCTCTCAAGTATTGTATAGTTCTAGCAATTTATTATATCAAAGGTGGAATCATATCGTAATGAATTGTAATTATGGAACATTTGATTTGTTTATAAATAATAATTTAGTATCTACTACAGGTGATATTGTATCTTATATATCTCCTGACGAATTATTACAAGTTGGTTTTAAGTCAAACAATAATTTAGGCGGAATTTCAAAATTATTATATTCTGAACAACCATTTCAATTGAATGAAATAGGTACTTTATATTTACAACAACCAAAAATTTAATATTATATAATTATAATGGATATTACTACGATTATCATGATATTATTCGTAATAATAGGTGGTTATTTACTAACCACCTCGCAAGTAGATGGTACAGCTAAGTTAGTTTTAACAATATTAATTGTCATTATAACCGCAATAATTGTTATTAATTTACCTATATTTAATTCCTATTATACATTTAACGACTCGCCACTAGATGCAACTCAGCCAACAGTTATAACCGGATCAAGTTATACGGCATCATCTACATCTTATTCAATATCCACTTGGATTTATGTAAATGATTGGAATGTAGGATATGGCAACAAAAAAACAATAATGCAACGCATGGTGAATGGACAAGCAAATCCTGGATTATATCTAGGAAGTAACGTAAATGATTTAATTATTAATTTCTCAACATTTGATACAGTAAAACATCAAGGTAATCCTCATACCATCAAAATTGACAATATAAGTATACAGAAATGGGTAAACATTACGGTATGTTTTGGCGATAAAACAGTTGATACATATATTAATGGTAAATTAGTGAATACATTCGTTACTGATAATCCACAATACGTTAAACCACAAACTAGTGAAGTATCGAATGCCGACTTTTCAATTACACCAGGTGGTGGGTTCAGTGGATCAATTGCAAACACGCGTTATTATGATAGATTTTTAACTCCTCAAGAAGCTTGGGATATATATAATAAAGGAATCAAAAGTAATTTCTTGAACCAATTCAATGCATCATTCACCTTTTATCAAAATCAGGATGTAAAAGCACAGTTCTACTTGTTATAAATTAAAATATCATTAATTATATAATGATTCCGACGAATAGAATTAGAAATAATTTAGGAAATCGTGCAAAATTATCAAACCAAGCTAGTAATGCTATGAGAAAAGTTGCAAACACTGGACAAGCAATAAAAAGTAAAGTATCAAATGCAGCTCAAAGCATATCCGACACTGTTAAGGACAAAGTAGCCGATGTTCAAAAAAAAGTTAGTAATATAGGAGAAACACCTGGAATAAGCAAATTAGGAACAATGACTCAAGAGTTTTTTAGCGCAAATACAGCAATTTCAAACTTTGTTATGTTTATATTATGTTTATTGCTTTTTGTTATATTATTTCAAATTGGTTCAGGTATAATATATTATTTCTTTGGCCCTCAATATAACCCATATATTTTGAATGGAATGGTTCCAAGCAACGTGAAGACTGTCATATCGGCCAACCCAAACGTAATTGAATCGGTACCTATATTTAGATCAGTAAATCAAGCACAAGGAATTGAATTTTCCTGGAACGTGTGGTTTAATGTACAAGATGCAAGCGCTATAGATAATACAAAAGGTGGCGCACTCATCTTTTCAAAAGGAACAAATAATTCAAGTACACTTTCTGGTGGCAACAAATATTTGAATGTATCGCCAGGATTATTCCTTACCACGGGTGCAAATGAAAATAATTTAGTAGTAGTATTGAATACTTTCAATCCAAGCAATTCACCTGATACAACTTACAATGAAACTATAGTTGTCCCTAACATACCTATGCAAAAGTGGGTATGCTGTACTATACGCGTCCAAGGAACATACGTAGATGTATACATAAACGGCATTCTTACAAAAAGAACTATTTTAATTAATATACCAAAACAAAATTATTACGATACTTATGTAGGAGATGCGAGCACAAGTGCATTTAAAGGATATATATCATCACTCAGATATTATGCTAAAGCTATCAATTATGATGAAATCCAAGCATTGTTTGCTGCCGGGCCATCATTAAAAATGTTGAAGAGTGATACTATGCCTTTGTCAAATGACTTTTTATCTATGAATTGGTATTATAAATACAAGTATTTGCCACCTCCTAACTCGTAAAGAAGGACGTGATTGATTTTGTATTTGTCTTTTTATTTTTATTTATCCTTAAATAAGGTTCAAATAATATTTTTTCAACTTCTTTATCTTTAAGAGCTTGTTCCTTTTTTGTATATTTTTCTGGTTCCATTGTTTCTTTGTAAGTAGACAATTCTTGTATGAAACTGTTCTTGCGTCTCTTGAACTCTTTCATATCATATAATACAAGTGAGAATAATTGTAATACCGGATTCATAATCTGATTCGTTATATAATAACCATAGTCTATTTTTAATTTATGTTCTTTGATAAATGCGGGTGTTTCTATTTTATCTCCCTGTAATTTACTACCATTATCAATATAAATGTATGGTATGCGGTCTCCTGGCGCTGGTTTATTTCCTGGGTCGCGTACACCTATTCTCTCAGAGAGAACATTGTGAGCGATTTGTTTAGGATTCTTATAGAATGATCTGATAGATTTACTAATAATTAATTTCTCTTTTGGTACTCTTTCATTGACAATCTCATCCAAGCTAGATTTTAAGAATGAAATTGCCTTTTCTATATCGTTATCTTTCATTAAGATGTCTATGATTCCTCCATAAACATCTTTCACAATATTTGCATTATCTCTCCTCTTTAACACAATACCCATGGATTTGCGTTTACATGAATTTATATCCAACTCGTACAACATTCCAACATAACGCTTCTTGGACAAGAGGCAAAAGGGCATGAATGTTTTTTCATACTCCAGGTCGTGTGGTTTCTTCAAGAACATGGTCGCCAATTCGCCTGCTTTCTGCGCAAGATCAATTGTAAGTTCAAGTGCAGTTTTACCATCTAATTTTTTTCCGTCTTTTGTAAAATTAAACTTGAAGAATACCGAGTCTGTGTCGCCATATACATATTCTGCAGCTGTATTCATGACACCATATTTTGTATCTACCGGTCCTTGGTATACCGTCTCAATAACATTTTTTGCATAATCTAATAGTATGCGACCGCTTGCCGTTATAGATGCAGCAACATCAATATCGTAAAAACTGCTAATTTTTGATCCGGACTGACCATATAAACTGTTAGCAGTTATCTTTACGCTCAACTGTCTTTTATCTAAAATATTTTTTTTGAAAGGATCGGTTTCCTTTTCCATTTGTTTTTTCGTAGATTTACGTGATTTTAGCAACTCTTCTAGAATAGATGGAAATATTGCCTTATCATCTCCAGGATATTGTGCCCATCTACATATTATTTTACCTATAACATTTTTAGTACCAGGCTCATAATCGTCGCGTGGTATATCTACGTAGTCATAACCGGGTAAATTATCATATATGAATACTTTATTTGCATTTTGTACCCCTTTTACTTTGATAAGATTACCCTTCAAATCAAATGTTTTTTTCCAAACCAAACTACTCATGCAAATATTATTTGTAATGCTGCAAGTAGGATACAGAGAACTATAATCTAAACATGCAACAGGATCATCTAAATATAATCCGCATTTAGGATCTAATACATTTGCACCTTCTAAACTTTCCTCACCACCACCTTTTGATATAAGCGGCATTAATACATCCTTCTCTCTACACTTTAAGGCCATATAACTCGTCAGCTTGATAGTTTGGCCTCTAAGAACCAAGAACTGTATTGGTACGCTACACAATTTACTCATCTCAATAAATGAGGTCATTACGTCTATTTTTTGAAATAGTTTATGTACTAGATTACAATCCTGAATACAGTATTTTGCAATAATACCTTTTTCCAATGGACCTTGTTTTGTCATTTCAAATATATCTCTTGGGCTTATATCATCTTTAGCTAAGCCCCAGTTCATTTTATCACTACAATGAATATTACCTTCAATCGTAAACCCTTGATCATGAAATGCAATGACTTTAAATTTAGCACCATCTTCATATAACTCGCTTGAATTATTGATGATTTCAAAGTGAACAAATCCGTCCAATTCTATACCTTTCATATTTTTTGTATAAATATTACATATATCATCCATATTTTCATATTTTTTTACAGAATCACTTAGCATCGTAGATGCAACAAAATCTAATTTGTATGACCCCAGTGTAAATTCCTTACGCATATAAGTATATAAATCTATTTGCAATCTACCAGTCATATTAATCCATTTTAGATCATATGGACCAGATGCGAGTACGATGCTTTGTTCCTGCAATTCTTTATCATAAGTTTCACTACGCCCAAGATTCATAAATTCATCTACGCAATCTGTTTCTGTTGACCTTTCAAACATGAATTTATAATCAAATCCAAATATGTTATACCCAATAATGATATCAGGATCTTCTCTTTGTATTAGATCAGTCCATGCACATAATATTTCTTTTTCGCTTGGATAGCATTCTATCACTTGCCCATCTTTTACTCTGGCAGTATCTTGGATACAGATACAATGTTGCAAGTAAGGTTCTTCTTCGCCATAATTTATAAATGAACTACCTATAAATGTAACTTCGTCTCCTTTTAATTCAGGAAAGTTTATATCAAGCAAATCAAGTAGATAAGCCATTTGTGTAGGCAATTCCATATCGGAAGATAGAAGAGAGATAATGTTAGAACAATCTGCTTGTTTAATTTTAATATCGTTTTCATCTTCAAAATAAGCCTTCAATTTAGACTCCATTTTCCTGCTATATTTTAATTCGGACTTTATAAACTCTGCATAATTCGTTTCAAATTCTTCTTCTGTATAAGAATGTTTCATATAACATTTATCAATTTGCAATGAATCTTTAAAACTAAACACATTGTACAAAAGTTCTTTTAATAGATAACTTATATCATCTTTTACAATCTGGTTATTTAGAATATAATATACAATATCATATGCAACTTTTTTATAATTTTTAATTGCTTCAGGAAAATCACCATGGCTACTACTGGCTTCAATATCAAAACTACATATTTTGTACGGAACCAATGTATCATCTTCAATTGACTTAACATCTTTGTATTTACAACTAATTTCATAATCACAAGTTGTTTGTTTTACTGAATTCTTATAAGCGTCTATTTCAATCCAACCAGATGGACTAATTTTTTGTATGTGAAAGAACCGAAGCAATGGTGGGATATGGCATTCATATATGGTTGTATATATGCCATTATATAAATACCCTTCATTGATTTCTTGAGACTCTTTATCGTAATATAATGTTTTTAATTTATGAATAAACTGCATTGTTTTAGAATAAATGCAAATAAAATTATAATATTTACCTCCGTCAAAACCATACAGTTTTTTTCGCTGAACTAATTCGTAAGATATAATATTATTTGCGACATATTTGAATGCAGGCATTTTTTTCAAGTGATCTATAAATTCATCACAATCAGATATATTCCAGTGTGGCCCGACTTTTATGTACACGAACGGTTTAAAATCAGATACTGTGATAGAGTATGTTTCTCGTTTATCATTGATACCGAACATTTGTATTTTGAATTTGTCATTTTCAGTGACAACAAAATCAATCAATTTGCACCGAATTGCCATTTTATAAATACTATATAGTGTTTTCTATAAATCAATTTTTACGAGTCTTACGAGTCTTACGACTCTTACGATTTTTACGACCTTTTGTCTTATTCACTTTTTTAATAATATTACTAGTTTTATTTTTAACGATTTTATAATTAAAATCTAAATCATTCGTTCTATTATTTAAGTGATGATTGATAAACTTGATCATATTTTCTATATTACGTTCTTCCTTGAAATGATGCGCAATTTTTCCATCTTTTACATGAACTATAGATGGATAGCCTTGAATCTCGTGTCGTATTGGACTAGTGGATTGTTCTAACGCACCAACTTCTACCTCCATTATCTCTCCATCATTGTTTAATTGCTTCTTCATCATTTCCCATTTTGGCCTTAACATGATACAATGTATACAAGATGGGTGGTGAAATAATACAATTGCATTTACTCTTTTTATTTTCTCATCAAATTGACTTGCATTTTTTCCATCATATTTTGTAACTCTTGGTTTTTTAGGCATATTATAATATAGGCATATATTAAAAATGACTAAATTAAAGACAGGCGGTATATTTATAATTACATTACTTCTTTTTGTATTTGGTGTATATTTTTTGTCTACGCGACCAAATGAACCATTCGTTACAGGACAGTGCCCAACAACTTTAATAAAAGACGGAAATAATTATCTAGTGTATAATCCAAATTACGCGGGGGTTCCTGGAGTCAATCCTATGAAAATGAGTAGTTTAGAAGACTATAAAGAATATGTTGAATGGCAAAGAGCAAATAAATTGAATTGTCCAATTTTACATTTAGAAAAAGTATTTGATACTCAAGGTGCGCCAATGTACGAGATTCGTCCAAGTTTTGATCAAACATTAAATATAGGCGGAATGAACCACAACCTTCCCGTTGTTCAAACTACTCCAAACATGCAATATATGCTAGATAATTCAATTGACCGCCCGCCTTTTAATTGCAACCAATATCCTTCCTATGACAAAGATAATCAAAATATAGGATTACTTTAAATATTCGTTTAATTTTTGAATAACATTTTTATTTAATTTTTTTAGTTTGTTTGTTTTAGGATGCAGATACTCAAATTCTTCTAAAATATTTGGATTTTTCATTTCTTCAATTAATACAGATATATGTTTATATTTGTCCATTAATATTGATGCAGTTACATTGCTTATGCTAGGAATTTGACACAACATAAATATACTAATGTTATCTCTTGTTATATTAGTATTTTTTTGTTTAGATACAATTGTATCTTCGTACACTTTTTCATCTTCTTTTTTTTCACCTTTTTTATTTTTTTCAAAGAACTGTATCATAAAAAACGCAGTTTCTTTTGTATTCTTGGTCAATAATACTTGAAAACCTTTAGTGGTCAAACTATACATTGCACTGACAAGCGTTTCTTTTGGAATACTTCCTGTATACAAGTCTAAATTACCCTCAATCATATAAAAAACTTTGTAATTTTCTTCTAATGCCTTTTCTAAACGAAAAGATTGTTCTTTATAACGCCCATCTTTTATACTTGCAGCAAGATCTGTTAGAGTTTTTCTCTCAATAATAATATTATCAATTAATGCATCTCCTAAATGTAATGAAGATGTATTAATAGGATGTTTTAAAAATTCAAATATTTTGATTAAATCTGATTCTCGCGAATCAACAGAAATCATTAAAGAAAATACAACGCAGTCTTTAAATTAATTATTCAATAAGGTTCTGCGTACAACAGCGTATGTACTTACTGCATTTACTCTATTGCAATCAGATTGAACCTTCTTCCTAAATACGTAATTTTTGTCATACGCTTTACCTAAATGCATTCCACCATGTGGACCAGCTCCACGAGTGACTCGCGTAAAATCGCTCTTGTAAACCAACCCTGACTTTTTCATACCACCGCCACACGCATCCGCGCCATTCACCAATGAAGCAATTCTACTAATGTAAGGCATATAAACTAAGATAATATTTTATTTTCTAGTTTATCATTTAATTCTTTAATACATTCCAACAAAACTGCGACAAAAGATTGATAATTTATTGATTTAATACCGTTTGTTTCTACAACCAATTCTGGAAAAGCCTCTTCTACTTCTTGTGCCATTAACCCTAAATATTTTTTATTTTTATCTTCTAGATCATTTCTTGTAAAAGAATAACCTTTTAATTTAGTTATTTTACTTAAACAATCCGATAATGGTATTATATTTTCTTTTAATCTCTTATCAGACGTACTCGTTATATTTCCTCCAATAACTAAATCATTTGCCAAAACTATATTGCTAACATTTAATGTATTTGAAATATTTGCACCATTTGAGACACTAAGGGTATTTATACGTGTTATACCCATGACAGACAAATTTTGATTTATATTGCAATCATTACGGATCAATACGCTTCCATTAATAGATGCAACATAACCTTCAGGCCCCTCTTCACCAATAATTAATGTATTAGATACTTTTATATTGCTGACATTCCAAGACGATTGAATAATGTAATCATATATAGTAGATACAATATTTGCAGTTAATTTAAATTCTTGTATATCAATTAATGAATATAAATATTGATTAGAACTCATAATATATAAAAAAAATATATAAATATTAAATGATTATTTTAATAATGGAAGAACTTTACAATCCTTACAATGATAAAAATGTAGAAATTTCTAATGAAAATATTAAACAGCTGCTTGCGACATTTAATATTTTCTATACTATAAACAACATAGAATTATTCAAAAGAGCCTTTATACACCGCTCTTATGTAAATGATCATGACATAAAAGTAGTACAACGTCCATATAATTGTATAGAACTAAAAAAAATGTCTAACGAAAGGCTTGAATTTTTAGGAGACGGTATTTTAGAATGTATAACTAAATTTTATTTGTACAAGCGTTTCCCAGATGCAGATGAAGGGTTTATGACAGAAAAAAAAATTAGTTTAGTAAAAAATGACCATATTGGCAAATTAGCTTACAAATTAGGATTAAATAAATGGTATATCATTTCTAAAAATGCAGAAGAAAAGAAAATACGAAGTAATTACAAAAAATTAGGGTGTTTGTTTGAAGCATTCTTAGGAGCATTGTTCCTAGACTCAAATCAAATAAAAATAGATGATTCGTCTAGATTATTCTCAAATTATTTTAGTTGTGGTCCAGGATTTCAAATTTGCCAATTATTTATAGAATCCATATTTGATAAGATTGTAGATTGGAATGAAATATTGGAAAATGATGATAATTTTAAAAATATATTTCAAGTAAAAATTCAAAAAGAGTTTAAGAAAACTCCTGAATATATCATTCTAAATCATGATGAAGAATTAAGATATACTATGGGTGTATTTTTATCATTAGAAGATTCGCATGGTAAAAGTCCTGATTCTGCTACTCCTTTTGAAAAAATTAAATCATTTGATAATATTAAAAAGTACAATCATACATTTGTTTATTTTGCATCAGGTACGCACAAAATTAAAAAAAAAGCAGAACAGATTGCTTGTTTTGAAGCATTAAAACAAATAGACAAAGTATAATAAAGTATTTTATTCATCTAGTTTATATGGCTCTGGCATTATTTAAATTAATACCTCAGCAAAGAGGTCCTGTGTTATTAACAACAACTATTATTGAAGATTTAACGTCTAGATTGCAATCACTAAAAGATTTTCAAAAAGAGTTGAGTATACAATTTGTAGATAGAGAGATATTTGGAAAAGCCGTTAAATTAAATCAAAAAATCATTTTACAAGGATTAGTACGTAAAAAACTTAAGCGGGCAGATGTAAAACGGTCTACAGAATTAGCAGAAAATTCATTCGTCAGTGATATTACAGATGATGCATTTTTAGAAAAATACAATAGAGACAGAGGCAGACTCGTCGTTCCTGAAAGTGTTTATTTGAACAATCGTGTACAATTTATTGAACAAATACGCAGAAAAATGCTTAAACTGGAATTTAAGAAAGATAATGCTACATGTGATTCAGGAGCAAAAGAATTTGAACCACTCACGCATCAAATGATAGTGTCTCGTTATTTAAATTCATATACACCTTATAGAGGATTATTGTTGTATCATGGTTTAGGATCGGGTAAAACGTGTAGCTCTATTACTATCATGGAAGGCATGAAAAACACTCATAAAATATTTATAATGACTCCTGCTTCACTTCAAGCAAATTATAGAACACAGATGAAATATTGTGGAGATCAAATATTCAAAAAAAATAATCATTGGAAATTTGAAGAGTATGATGAATCTTCTGATCCTCTAATCAAATCATTTTTTCAGATAACAGGTATAACTGAAGAATACTTCAAATCACAAAAGGAAATATTATCATTTATTAGAAGCCAACGTGGGGTATGGATGATATTACCTGATGAAGAACCAAACTTTGAACAATTAGATGATAGACAAAGAATGGCTATTGAAGAACAAATAGAATTAATGATTAAAAGTAAATACAATTTTATAAATTATAATGGTATTAATAATAAAAAATGGACAAGAGAATATACACAAGGTGGTACGGTAAATCCATTTGATAATAGCGTGGTGATTATAGATGAAGTTCACAATTTTGTAAGCCGTATTCAGAATAAATTAAATAAAAAAAAGACATCTGTATCAACACAGATATATGAAGCAATATTGATGGCCGAAAACTGCAAAGTGGTATCTTTAACTGGCACACCATATATTAATTATCCATGTGAGCTTGGTGTATTATTTAATTTAATAGGCGGATATACATTTGCACTTGAAATAACACTTAACGTCAGTGATGCAAAAATAAATGAGGCTTATTTCAAAAAAATATTGAATATGCCATTCATTGATATTTTAGAATATGATCGCCCTCGTGCTAAATTAACATTAGTTCAGAATCCATATGGTTTTAAGAAAGAAGATAGCGGTAAAATGATTTACGATGAAGATACCATGACGCGTGAACAATTTCACGACGAAATATTAAAAATTCTTCAACGTGATGCAAATTTTAAAATTAAAAATGTAGAAATGCACAAGTACAAAAAAATGCCAGATACTGACGTAGAATTCAATAGTTATTTTGTAACTCCCGATTTAAAAATAAATAATAAGGAATGGTTCCAAAGTAAAATCATGGGAATGGTTTCTTATTTGGGAGATAAATCAGAACTTATGCCACAAATTGTTAAGGCAGGCGACGAAGATATTCATTATGTAAAAATAAATATGAGCCCTCATCAATTAAAAAAATACGCTACTATAAGAAGCATTGAGAGAAAAACAGAAACTCAATTGAAAGGCAAAAAGAATGATGAACTCAATTCAACTTATAGAGTTTTCTCTCGTTCATGTTGTAATTTTTCATTTCCTGATGACTTACCTAGACCAATGCCTTCTAGCAAAAAGCCAGGAGAGGAGGATGTTGATTTGTTGACAAACGAAGAATTATTAGATGATGTAGATGGAAAGTTTGATGAATCTGATGTAGAAGATCGTAAAATAGATAACGACTATCAACGCCGAATTACGAGAGTACTATCTGAGTTTTCTCAAAACCCCAATCTTTATTTCAATAGCGATATTCCTAAGTTAGTTCAATCAGAAAATGCAGAATCAACTACATTGGATACATATAGTCCTAAAATGAAAGAAATATTGCGAAACGTAATTAATGAAGATAATATCGGTTGTCATTTACTATATAGTAATTTCAGGAGATTAGAAGGAATTGGTATATTCAGTATTATTTTGAAATATTATGGATTTGTTCAACTAAGAATAGAGAGAACATCGGCTGGGTACGGAGTTGTATTTGACCACATGTATCCTAAAGATGCCTATATTGGAAACAAAAGAGTATATGCATTGTATACAGGAACAGAAACAAATGAACAAAAGGAGATTATACGCAATATATTCAATAGCAATTACGATGCGCTGCCGAATAACATAGTTACACAACTAAGAAGTTTTTTCCCAGAAAATCAAGATAAAAATATGTATGGCGACATTATTAAGCTCCTTATGATAACTGCATCTGGTGCAGAAGGAATTGATCTAAAAAATACTAGATTTGTACATATTATGGAACCTTACTGGCACCATGTACGTATAAATCAAGTTGTAGGCAGAGCTCGGCGTATATGCAGCCATTATAATTTACCAGAAGATTTGAGGGATGTTACAATATTTTTATACATTGCCACGTTTGACAAAGAAATAGATTTGGATGAGTATAGCTCTTTAAAGAATCAAGATGGTTCAAAAACCACAGATGAATCATTATTTGAAATCATGGAGAGAAAACGTAATTTATCAAAAATGTTCTTAGATACACTGAAAGAGGCATCTATAGACTGTATTGTCAATTATAAAGACAAGTGTGTTCAATTCCCTTTCAAGAAACGCGCTGATAATTTAATATCTGGTCTTGAATATGGTAAGGAGCCTTTACAGAAACAAGCTGTTAAAACACATCAAGTACCTCTTTATAAAAAACAAGTTATGACGGACGGAGAATTGGTAACATATGCGGTAGACACAGAAGCGATCCCTCCAAAATTATATGATTATGGTGCATTCAGAAAAAAAATAAAGGTTCATCTTGGATACATAGATGAGAATAAGGCCGTATTATTCTGAAACACATGTACCAAATGCACTACCACACTTAAAATTTTGACACTTTTTCATTGTATTTGGGCATACATACCTAGTATCTTGCAATACACCATCTTGTCCGCAACATAATGGGTCGCCTACCGATGTACCAAAATCAGCAATACATTTTATTGGTTCTGCAGGTACTGGTTCTGGACACGATTCTAATTCTGATTTTTTTTTTTGCGGTTCTTTCCATTCGGGTATTACTCCTGGAGTTGTCTCTGGTATATCAACCAAACAATAACTCATATCTATGCCAGAACAGTCCTCTACTGAGCTACATTTATCTGAACACATATTAAAAATTATTCCCTCTTTTTTTCTTAAATTATGAATCGTGATCCATATAATTAAAACAACAAATAAAATGATAACAAAATATAGGTTCATTAATAATACAGTTTATTTTTTTTGAAGCATAAACAATATTTTTATTTGTGTTTCTAATATCTTAATTAAAATTTCATTTTGACTTTTAATGACTTGGTTCCAATCAACCTTTTGCACGGGTTCATTCCATACAACTTGCTGGACTGGCTCTGATACTTTTTCAGTAAAATCAATTGGCGGAGGTTTGTTTTTGAGCATTTCATCA